GATATTGCCGCCATATTTTAATGGCAAAAATCATGAATGGTACTCATGTAATCCAAGTTCGATTCTTGGTGGCGGCTTTAGATATACACGGACAAGGCTTGGGCCGGTGAAACCTTTATGAGTCCGACACATGATCGGGCATCGAGGACTAATCCGGGTGGGTAGCGAGTGGTGATGTATCTATTAATGTATGAATTGAAATGCATATGCGGTGGAATTCAATAGCCATCGAGGAACGTTAGGCTACCTTCTTATAATTGAGAGACTTTTTCTTGTCGGAGAAAAAGAAGAGATATAAGAAACGCGAACGAAATAGTGGGAGCGGAGATTCAGTAACCGCGTCAATACCACGGATTCTACGGGGTACAATCTCAAGAGTTCAGTTATTCTAAACTGACAGGTAGAGAGCAGCGGTTAAGTGCCGCCAGATTTTAATCTGAGACAGATATATGCACTAGACAAAAGCCTTCGTAATGATATTCATACATGTTGCCGCACAAGTTCTGATAGCGGAACCCTGTTTCGTAAACAGGAAGCGCAAAGTGCAATTCTTTGGTGCGGCTTTGCTTACACTCAATTGTTTAAACAATCCAGGGTCGTCTAACTGGCAGGATGCGATGCTCTGAACTTCGTGATCTAGGTTCGATCCCTAGCCCCGGAATATATATAATAAATATCGGTAGCTCTAAACCCGCGACAGTGACCGCTCGAAAGGGCGGTTTTCTGTATAAAAAACTTGACAAACGTAAATGAATGTGCTATCTTTATATTAACGGTGAAAGCGACGGTAAGTAACCGCGTTGTGACAGACCCGAACGACCGTCTGTTCCCACAGACGGGATTTAGGGAATGTGCTGTTAGTAAGGAGCGAAGGGATGGTGTGGAGCGTTTACCAAGGCGCGGAAGCATATCCTCGGCCCTTGTCACATGGGGTGCATCTTGCGAAGTTGGAGCTAAACCAGAAATGGGGAAGCTAGGTGAAACAACGAGACACAGGCGGCTCTTAAATACACTTATCCTGTGAAGATAACCAGGGATAGGAGCTTAGAGGTAGGCAACCCTCTCAACGACTATAAAGCCCATCGAGAGGTGGGCTTTATATTATCTTAATAGGCTTTAGTTTGATGTTATGCTACACTAATGCATAAGTACGGCATATTATTATAACTCGAAAGGAAAACTAAATTGAAAATAATTGCAATAATCGCGGCAGTTGCATGTTTGGCATTTGTGGGAGCGGGTTGTACTGACTCTGACGCAGATGTGGCCGCAAGGAATATCTCTAAAGCAGCCGAACAGTTTGAAGTTGCTCGTCGTATTGTATTCGTAAATGGTATTACCGACAAATATCTATTGCAGATTGAGGGTTTGTGTTCTGTAGAAACGAGTGAATCTGCTTTGGGTGGATCATTGGAAGTCACTTGTAAAGATGGGAAGGGATTCAAAAAATCCTTTTTGGGTTTATCTGATAATGTGACTTACTTTGTTGAACAAATAGATAGTATTAAAGTATCTACCACTCGATACCGTGTGATTTTCAAGCCAGAAACAATTGTTCCTAATTTGGACCGACCTTAATGAAATATTCAGTTCTAGTTCCGGGAGTCGGACCAACTCCATGTGATTTAATGATAGTTGGCGAGGCTCCCGGAAGGGAGGAAATTAAAAAAGGCATTCCTTTTTGTGGTCGCTCTGGAGAACTTTTAAATGATGCTCTGAAAAAGGCAGGGATAACCAGGGAGGGAATTTATATAACAAATCGTTTTAAGGGAGATGTTGGGGAAGGTAACCCAACCCCAACAAAAGAACAATTAATAGACCACAGTGATTTGTTTTTGGATGAAATTGATGAGATAGTGCAACCAAAATTTATATTAACACTTGGAAAAACAGCAACAATATGCTTTTTGTCTGGAGGAAACGAAGAGAATCGGTTAATGAAAGATTTAGTCGGTAAACCTTTTTATGAACCTTGGAGCAAGGCGCGAATTTATCCTTGTTACCACCCTGCATATATACTTAGAAACAGGAGGGTAGATGTTGTTAATAAATTTTATTCGGTGGTATATAATTTCATTAATTCGATTTAGTAAAGCATTAATAAAATATTGGAAGAGAATTTTAATTGGTGGACTTATATCTTGGGCAATTGTTAATTTTATATTAATTTCTTTTTTTATTATTTCCGAATGGCAACATTTTATTTATGACGATTATTTATTTGCAATGATTGCACAAACAATTTTAATGATTTCTTTTCCAGTTGGCGGATTTGTTGCTTATATAAAAAGAAATTAAATATTCCCTGCGTCCCAATGACTAACATTTTCGAATCCAGCAAGATCATATTCATTTAACCGTGGTAATTCAACCATTGGTTGAGTTTTAGGCCAGCCAAGAGCATTTCTGGCATAGGCGTCTGTATTTTGCGGGGTAGAATTAGGAGATTCTGAAATAAAATTCTCCGTAATACATTTCCAATCAGCATCAATTAATGGTTTAGCTTTTTGTGGCCAAGGAAGACCATTCCAATGAACAAATGGGGCAAAATTGGTTACTACGGCTTTAGGAATATTTATATCGCTTATATAAAATATTACATCAGCCCAATTGACGGCTTCGGGACGTGGTTCAACAATGCCTGTGTTTGGATTAAGCCATTCAGAAGGAATTTCTCCTTCTAGAATAACTCCGTTGGCACCAGATTCTATAACGGCTTGTCTAACGGTCGCAGGAGTAAATGGTCTAGTAAGCCATATTGTATACCAAAGACGGCCTACACAAGCTTCTTTAAGTTCATCGGCTACAAACCTATTATAATGCCCATAAGTTTCGTCATTCCATTGAAATGTCACCCATTTGTAACCTTTATTCGTGGCTCTGGTTACAAACTGGTAAGGGTCCGAGTAATATCCGTTATATAATTCCTCGTTGAGCCAAATACCCTCACCTATCCCGGAAAAGGGCTAGTTTGGGACTCCAATGCAGTAACTCTTTGTTTTAAACTGGCAAGGTCTGGATTAACTTTGTTTGAACGCCAATTGTCTAAATCTTCTTTAATATCATGAGTAAAAACATCTACTGCTTTTGTATCATCTTGAAGATCATCTACAGATTTTTTCCATCTAAAAAATTGATCCCAAACAGCATAATCTCCACCATCTGGGCGTTTTATTGTTCTTTTCCAGGCATCTCTTGCAATATCTGCACTAAATGCTGCTAATTCTCTAACTGCCATTTAACACCTTTCTTAGTAACGGCCACTTGTATGTACGTGATTGGTATGTCCTCCATACGTATAAGCATGCAAACCTTTACTTCTACTCCAAATTAAATTACCATAGATTACATAATCAATTTCTGGATCACCTTCCATCTCTTTAAAAAATGCATATGCGTCTCTATTAGGATAGGGACTAAATCCTAAATCAAATGCATCTGCTGGATAATGAGCATGGTCAGAAAGACGACCGGATGGAAGTCTTGAGGCAGGATTATAAGTTCCCAGATCGCTTAGACCATATTTGCTTCTGCCTAGGGAATACTCGTCCCAAAGATATTTTGAAAGAGAATTCCACCCTTGATTCGGTTCAACCATTTCAAATACAGGAGGCGGAGGCGGAGTTTTGCATTGTCTATAAAGATCATGAGATTTGCCATCAAAATATCTTAAAAGTCTTTTATGAGCATATTCATCATAGACTCTCTTCTTCTTGTTCTTGAGAGCTTTCTTTGCTTTGAATTTCATTAAAGCATTCATTCTTCGCGCACCCATAGTTTGTTTCCATTTCTTGGGCATACGATTATATACCTTTATGGGCATCTTATAACATTTTGCGCGTATTAGAGCTCGTCCAACGGCCTCACAATCCGGGCCGGACATATCTTCTTTAATTAATCTACAGAATTCGGTTGCTGCCATACCAATAATTATAGCAACTGAAATATTATATTAAAGGCGGAAGGAAAGGGGATCGAACCCTTAAGGGCTATTAACCTCGCTCCCTTAGCGGGGGAGTGCCGTCGCCAACCTTCGGCTTGCCCTTCCATATTTTGAATGCATCCCCATAGAATCGAACTATGCTCCGTGGTTTTACAGACCAGTGTATTCGCCAGAATACCAGAGATGCTTATTTTATATACCACTCGTGAGATTCGAACTCACACTGTCAGGAATCTCAGTCCTGTTTCTCTACCTGTTGGAATAGAGTGGTTTGGTGGAACCATTAAGCTAGCTGGCCCCAGGCATTAGTCTCCGGGCTTATCAGCTTACCCACTTTAGAAGGCAGGAGCCAATTATTACGGGCTAAGGAACCCTTTTTACCATCGTTTTGGCTAAGACTCCTTACAGCCCACCGCCTACTTTGATGTTGTCCTTCGAGTACCTCTCCTGGGATTCGAACCCAGACTTGTTTTTTCGAGGGGTTTGAGCCCCCGTCCTCTACCAATTGGGATAGAGAGGCTTAATATCTTTTCTTTCCTTTCTTTTTCTTCTTCATATACTTCCCCTCGGATTTGAACCGAGACTTTACCGGGCTTAAACCGGATGCCTCTGCCGTTGGGCTAGGGAAGCTTGCTTAATATACCTACCGAAATTCTTTCTATCTTTTTCTATTTCTTTAAATTCTTTCTTTGCCCATCCTATTTTTTGTTTCATAATACCTCCCCTGAGATTCGAACTCAGACTGAACAGGTTCTAAGCCTGCTTCCTCTACCGTTGGGATAGAGAGGCATATAAGGCGGAAGCTACAGGATTCGAACCCGTACAGCCGATTAAGACCATCACCGCTTTCAAGGCGGATAAGTACACCAGATACGAGCTTCCATGTATAAGACTAGCATATCAAGTAGCTTCTGTCAAGGGCGTTTCGTAATTAATTAATTTATATCTAGCGTGTCTAGAAATAAATTTATATTTTTCTAAAAATTCTTCTTCATTGTCTGTCCAGAATTCACAAATTTCTGTTCCTGCGACAAGTGGATCTGCATAAGAATATTTAATATAAAACCATTCTTTATAATTATGTGGTTTCGAAAATTGTCTCATCTATATATTTTCCACTTCTCAAATGATTCATATTATCTGCTAGCCATTTAATAGGGCAAATCCAATCATCATTGTACCCATGATGTTCTGGAACATCTCCTATCCAGCCACAAAATGGACAGACTCTCGGCAAACCTTTAAAGAATTCTTCTGCCGCTTCTAATTCTAAATCTATATATGTAGAACCAATCATAAAAGGTAAAAATCTAGTTTTCATTATTCACCAATCTTTTTTAAATATTCTATTTTCTTTTTAATGATCGTCTTTTTACTTTACCTGTTCTCCCAATTCTTTCTTCACCAAGAGCTTCCGTCGCAGGAGGATTTATTAAATAAGTCAATGCTTGTTCAATGAGAACCGGGTCATCATCAAATTTTCCAAGAGCAGAATTGCAACGCCAACACACCAAGCCTCGAACAAGACCAGTCTTATGATTATGATCAACCGCTAGTTTGCGAGTTTTTGGAGGTTTCTTGCAGATAGCGCAAACACCTTTTTGATGTGTTAAAATTTTATCATATTCCTTAATTGTGAGCGAAAAAAGTGTCTTTAGACGACGCGCTCTACCATCGGCGGCATGACATTCTTTGCAAACAGGACTACGTTTGCCTCCCCGTCGAATATACCACTCTTCAATAGATTTATATTTTTTACAGTCGGGGCATTTAAATTTATTTTTTGAACGAATAAGAGCGTGATCCTTTCGATTATGTCGTCCACAATTACAACCAGGTTTACAAACAATTCTAGTCATTACATTATCTTGTTATTTTAGTGTGTTTTGGATGTTGTCTACGTCTCCGACGTTTTGCCATATTTAAATACTACTTAAATGATATCCCATGTTTTTAGTATATTCTTTTTGAGCTAATTTAACTTCTTCTTCCTTATCAAGTCTGGGTCTGATAGGTCCATCATCATAAAGAGATTCTTCATCTGCGCCCCAACTTAATTGTTGATATCCAGCAGGAGATAATTCTTTTTTTATTTGATAGCCACATTTACACCATTGTTGATAAGAAACTTGAACAGAGGCTCCCGTGATTAAACTACAAGCTAATTTGCTTCGTCCATGATCATATTTATGCTTATGTTTAAAAGGCCACATTTAAATCTTTAAAATACTCTGGCGGGCCATCCCATAATTCTTGTTCTGTTTCAGGTGTAATATCATGTGTTTTACAATCAAATCCTAAAACTTCAACAATGTCTCTAGGATAAAAACTATGACCTTCTAAAACTTTCTTTTTATTATGATATAAAGCCATCCAATCGTCACCCCAATAAACTACGTCAACCATTCATATCTCCCTTACCGTCACTATTTGTTTAGAATTAACTTTTAATTTGGTTCTATCTTCAATATGTATTTCATTTGTTTCGGCGTCAAACCACACTCCGCGCTCTTGACCATTTAAAAAATTTCTTAGTGGCTCATCTATGAAAATTATATAACCATTAGTTAAAGTCGCTTGAAGCATTATCTATCTCGCTCCCACTCCGCTTGGCGCATAGTCCACTCGCGAGAAAGACGCTCTACATTTCCGCCATAAATATCTCTAAGTGCTTTCCAATGGATAACTTCTCTGGTGTGTTTTTCTACTTTGTCATCCCATTCTTTATAGGATTCTTCTTCTTTGGCTAAAGAATCAACTAAATCCTTAGTAGCTCTTTCGCCACGCAAAGTCAAGGATTTACTTATATTGCTATACAGAACTCTATATTCAGCATCTCTTAGGTGCGTTGCATTAGATAAATTACTCTCCGCGATAGCCAACAGCCACCTAACCCTGCTCAGATAGCTACCAAACGCGCTATATAGCCTCCTAACGGCTTTGTCCCCCAAGTCGGTGACATCTACTGGCATATCATAGGGATCGGTTTCCGATACACTTTGCGGAATAGGAAGTCCCTCTCTTGATGTCATATTGCTTTCAGGAATCCAGTTGCCAGCAGGCATAAATCCCCATTGTCCATGTTCATCTTGAATTGGACGTTTCTTTTCTGTTTCTCTTAAATCACTCTCTGAATAACCACCGCTAGAACGGCGAGGATAAGTCTTAGCTACCTCTTCGGGCACTTTCATTGGAGACTTATCTTCAGTCCAATTTCTTATCCCTTGAATAATTTCAGACTCCCCCGGTGGAGTCCCATCATGGTTGTGAACGGCGACTTCGCTTAATACCGGGGAAGAATCTGCAAGCCTAATTATAGCATGAAGATAATCATTGTCCATGCTTTCTTCAATAGCTAGTTTGGCTTCGTCATAGAAATATTGCGCTAAATCAATCAAATCTTTTTCGTCCTCTGGGAGTTCTCTATCTAACCACCCTCCCTGTGCGACTTCGCTTAAAATAGCTCTAGCTGTTTGTGTATCCATCAACTTTATTGATCCCTCCATCATATCTCCAATTCCAAAATTGCCACCATTTTTTATTATCTATAAATTCTTTTCTTCTTCTATTTGTTTCTATATGAAAACAAGATATACACAATGTATTATATTGTCGTCCATGTCTGGGACAATCAACATATATAGACGTATTATCTAGAATAACTCTAGCTGCTTGTGTATCCATCTTTCTTGTACTTTCCTTTTTATATCCTCTATATTATAGTTGGGGTTATGTCCCAAAGCAAATTTTACTGCATTACTTTCAGACAACTTAACAATTCCCTCTTTGTAGTCAGCTTTACACAATTTTTTGTATGGATTCCATTGACAGCTTCCGGTAGACCATCTCATCTCTTTAGGGCGCTCAGGTAAAACGTCATCCAAGAAACATTGCTTCCAATACTTAAGTGTCTCCTCTGCCTCTCGCACTAATGCTTCGTCCAACTCCACATAGAACTCGTGGGTATTTCTGGGGTCTTCTCTGGACACATAATATATCATTCCGCCTTGTGCTGGCATCAACCCTAATTTATTCCATTTCATATGATTATGATTTCTCATGCACCATAAAATGTATGATTGAAGCTGATAATAATGTTTTTCGTCATAAGATTGACCACCAACTTTCATATATTCTATAACCTTGTTTGCTTTAGATTTTATTTCAACTGGAAGAACATAATAATATTCTGGAATTAAATTTAATACAGCATCCAATTTCCCTGTCAACCAAGTGTTTTCATCCTCTATATAAAGCTGATTCGGTGGTTGTGGGCCAAGAAGTATTCCCATTTTTGCCCAACGCTCAACAATTTGTTCTTCAACACATTTCCCTGCTTCCATGATTCCTATTCCTTTAGGAGAAATAGGTTCTTGTTCAGGAATATTTAATAATTTATAAAGAGGAGTACATCTACAATTTTGTTCTGCGCCGGGATAAGAACTACAATGAAATGAAGAAGTGAAATAAGAATTCTCTCGCCACTTTCTTTCTTCTTCTTGTTCATAAGCCTGTTCTGTCCACAAATCAAGTTGCGGTCCTTCTTTAACTTGTCCCAAGGATTTGAAAAGTTCTCGCCTGCTAATTCCCATAAGTTATCGCTACAAATCTGTCATCTAAAATTTTTTCTATTATTGGCTTAACATTTTCCCATTCTAAGCCGCCATTCCCGCATCCGGGACGCGGCATAACAACACTATCAAAATGCCATAAGTCCGCTTCTTTTTTTAAATCTGTAGCACTTTTTTGTATTAAATTTAAATCTGCTGGTTCCCACCAATTATATTTAACTGGCATGGTAATAATATTATTAAATCTTATTTGTTCGCTGTTTTCATCCAGGTCTTGAAGACCCCAAATAAAAACTTCATTGCCGAATTTTTCTATAGCCTCGCCTAAAATCATAGGAAGAAAAGGCCATCTATTTGCCGCTTCTTTAGCGCAGCCTCGACCCATAACTGCTTGTCCATTATTTTTAACATATCCATTGGTAGTAATAACTACTGCATCAGCAGGATAAGTCCATAAATTTCCTGTATCTTCTATCATCAAGTTTCCATTATCGCTTCGTTATATTCTTTTGCTGTTCCAAACCAAATTCCGTCACCATATGTTAACCCAGAATCAGCAGATACAATATAAGTTTCAATTTCATCTTCATAAGTAATAATTATAGTTACATCCCATCTTCTTTCCAAAATTTCTACCGCAAGTGGTCGTCTCATTCTTCCTCTCTCAATAATTCTGGTTGACTAGCTCTCCTCTTTCTAGCCGCAACCTGTGGCTTGTCTTCCTCTATTATTTTCATTAACTTGCTATACCCTGCCTGCATTAATTTAAAATCTTCTTTTCTTAATAAAATAAAATCTTCTCCAAGTGGTTCGATTCTTGCGGCCCAAATTGGAATTGCGCCATCTCCGCCAATATCATAACATGCCTGGATCGCCTCTACAATATCGGCAAAATTTATAGGGAATTGATTCTTAGAAGTATATTTAAGACTCCATCTAATTCCATGACCGGTTAAATCTAATTTACTAAACCATACAGAACCAGAGCCACTTACTCGCTTTAAGCCAAATTCATTAGCCAAGTCCTTCTCAAATTGGTAGCCCTGGTTCTGTGGTGTCATTATTTACTACTCGTTAGAATCTTATCTACATCAACCTCTTCTTCAGAAACAAAAGAACCAGTTGAGGCTGCTGCACTAGCAAGATAAGTAGCAGTATCGTGAGTGAACTGACCAAAACCATATGGCAAATTCTCTCGCGTTACACTGAGAGTATTGCCTCTGTTTCTATAGCCGAGCAACTGAGCGCCAGCCCATGCGTCAACACCTACTCCGAGATAAGTAAACGTCCATTTACCACTATTTTCCTTGCTTCGGACAAGCGATACCACAGATTCTCTAGTGAAGTCTCTAGAATCGTTTTCCAGCCCGTCAGTTACAACAACAACTAGAAATCTATCAACATTTTCGGTTTCAATATTTCTAATAGTTGAACCAACTGCATCAAGTAGCGGTGTATTGCCTCTGGGTCTATAAGTTTCTTCTGTTAATTCATAAGTATCCGCAACCCTTGTGTTCCTTTCAAGAAAACGAACTCTCTTTTCTTCGCCAATTGGTGAAGAGAAATTAACAATAGTTACAAGAGTATTGGGATTTTCATCTTCAATACCCTCTAAATAGGCGTTTACAGAAGCAATAGTTTCTGAACGCCTTTCATTCATTGAACCTGACTCGTCAATAATTACTGCGACGAGAGTTCTTAATTTAGTGCCAACACTTGTGACACTATCCCTTTTCTTGGGCATGTTTCTCCTTTAAGCTGTGACCATTTAATATGGCCTGTTTGATTGTTTGCTGCAAATCTGTATTTTCTAAAATTAATTCCCTTAATTTTCTTTCCCCCTGAACTTTATCAAATCCTTCGATAGTATACCATGAACCCCCTCTTTGGGCAATTCCGTGGTAAATTGCAGCTTTTGTCAGTTCCCACGCCGCATCATAATTTCCTGTTTCAAAATCAAGTCTCATTCTCGCTGAACCATACGGTGCGCATACTCTAGACTTAGCAACACGAATCTGAAACTCCATGCCCTCTGGGTCAGAGTCACCTGAAATGGTGTCAATGTTTGAGCCACTGTCACTTAATACGCCGTTGTCGTCCTTGTATAACCAATGAGACTTTCTAAACTGTAAAGACATAGAAGAGATATATTCAACTGCACGACCAGAAGTAGGTTCTTCTGAACCCATCATCTTTCCAAATACTTGACGTGTCTGATTAACCAAAATAACTGCATTCTCTACATCATCAAATCTTTCTTGAGCTCGACGCAATACTTTGCCCCATGCTCTTGCTTGAATTCCTGGCCTCCACTCCTCTGTCTTGCCAGCCAATTCATCAATAGAGATAGCAGCAGCTAAAGAATCAAGCACGTGAACATTAACTACCCCAAGAAGAGATTCAAGTTTTGTTCCGACTTCTTCAATAATAGATCCATCAACAACATGTAGCTTGGACAAATCAATACCTTTGCGCTCGACCCAACTGGCCAAGAATTGTTTCTCAATATTATAGTAAGCACAGCTTAAACCCATGTCTTGAGCCTGTTTAATAATATTCCAACAAGTTAGAGTCTTAGCGCCTCCAGGAGGTCCATAGAAATGACTCCATCTGCCTAGAGGAATACCTCCGTAAGTAGCTGCATCCAACTCAAGAGAACCGGTGGGAATTCTAGTTAGTTCAGGATATTCGTTGGCATAGCGAATATCTCCGTCACCATACTTCTTTTTAATTGTGCTCAAAACTTTTTCTAGATTGTCTTTATCAATTGGCATTTTATGTCCTATCTGTGCTATAACCCGTGCATTTGCCATGTGCTTTATGAGAATATCCTGGCCCTGAACATTGATGATCTTGCTCTAACCAAGCTATTCTTTCCTTAAATTGTCTGTCTCTTTCTTTTCTACTGTACTCATCACATTCAAAAGAGTGTGTCTTAAAATTTTCAGATAAATGTCTAGCATCGCATATACAAGTCATTATTCCTCCGCTGCTAACTGAGCCACACTGATAACTCTATGCGCTACTGTTGATTCGTATTCTGAATCGTACTGTCCTGATATCAAAATCATGTTACCTTCTGTAAGTAGATGCCTATATTGTTCATAAGTATCTGAGAAAAATGTTGCCGCATAGTCTGTAGTATTATAGCTCAAATCAACAAAAGCCATTTTATTCTTCTTTTTATCAGTAATCTCTCTAACGTTCATAACTTCTCCACCCACCTGAACGCTGCCATCCAATTCTTCTGAGATATATTCGGAAAGAATTTCATTATATTTTTTTGTTTGGCCATCATCAGACACAATAAAACCCATCAATTCTTTCTCAGCAAAAACCTTATCTTCTGAGGAGATTTCTCCATCTTCTTTTAAGCCTTCTTCATTGAGAATCCATTCTCTTCTGCCGCCCAATTCATCAAAAGCGCCGGCTCTAAAAAGGGAATTCTTAACTCTCTTATTAAGTTGCCTCTTTTCTACTCTGGAGAAGAAATCTTCATAGGAACTAAATGGACGCTTCTCTTGAATTTCTTCTACGGCCTTACCTCCAACAAATTTAATTGCTTGTAGACCAAATCTAATTGAATTACCGTCAATAGTAAAACCTGTATCAGAGGTATTAATATTAGGCGGCAGAATATTAACACCCACCGTATTTGCTTCTCTAATAGTTTTCATTACCTTCTTCTGAGAATCAGCACTTGAGTTCATGTTCACTGTGAGTAGCGATGAATAAAATTCTAGTGGATAATAAGTCTTCAACCATTTGTCTTGATATGCTTGCAGAGAATAACCAGTCGAGTGTGACCTATTAAAAGCATATGTGGTCATGGCAAGAATCTGCTGCCAAATTTCGTCATAAATTCTTTTTTGAATTTTCTTTCCCTCGCAACCGGCGGCAAATTGATCATAGTATTCTTGCAATCTTTTTTTACCTTCTAAATCTCTAGCAATTCCTTTCGCCACAACTTTCAAAAACTGTGCAACATCCGCTCCAGTTGCATCTAAAGCAAGAGCTCTAAAAATTTGCATAACTTGTTCCTGGAACACCATAAATCCATATGTTGAGCCAATGAATTCTTCAAGAGACTCGTGCGCCAGTTTCCAATATGTTTTTCCATTCTTTCTATCTGCATACTCAAAAGCGATACCATTACTAAGTGTTCCCGGCCTATGCAAAGCATTAGCCGCAATAATATGTTCTAGATTTTCAGGTTTAATGTGTTTTAACAAACCTACGATACTGTTACTAGCGAATTGGAATATTCCAACATTAAATCCATCAGCAAAATTAGCTGTCACAAGTTCATCGCTCTTATAAGGAGATTCAACTACAGGAAATTGATTTACATCTTCAAAATCAATAATCTTACCTGTTCTTTCTTTAATCTTTTCAATTGCAAGTTGCTGCATGGTAAGCGCATCAGTTGAAAGACAATCAATCTTAAGAAAACCATAGGGAGAAATAAGCTGCGCATTAGCTCTTTCTGACCACTGAGTAACCATACCACCATCTTTAGCTTGCATCATAGGTATAACATCTATCGCTGGTCTGTCAGTAATAATTACTGCCGCTGGATGCTGTGACTGCCTGGAAATTTGTCCTTCTAATCGCAAGGCATGTTTTCTAACTTGTGGGTATTCCTCTAAGAATTTCTTAAGCACGGGATACGTTGCTTCAAGAGATTCAATATTCTCTTCAAAAATAATCTGTGGAATAACATCTGTAGCTCTTTTTACTTTAGCTGCTGGTACATTAAGAACTCTAGATACTTCTTGAATCGCGGCCCGTGGTTTAAATGATTGAAATGAAGCCACGTTAACTACATATTCATCTCCGTATTTCTCATGAAGATATTGTTTTACTTCGTCGCGGCGATCATCTTGGAAATCAATATCAATATCTGGCAACTCAGTTCTATAGTCATTCAAGAATCTTTCAAAGAGAAGTTCGTAACCAATCGGATCAACGGCTGTGATTCTGCAAAGATAATTGACAAGAGAACCAGCAGCAGAACCTCTTCCTGGTCCGACTCGAATACCGTTGTCTTTTGCCCATCTGACCATATCAGCGACAATGAAGAAATAATCAAGGACTTTGAGTTTGCGCATAACCGTGAATTCTTCCTCAATCCTGTTGTGATAATCAATATCATCGGTTTTTCCAATTCTCTCTAACCCCTCTTTACACCATTGTCTAAGAATTCTTTCAGCTTCTAATGGAGATTTTGTCGCCTTCGGAATTTTTGGTGATTTATCTATAGAAAAATGTTCACACCTGTCAGAAATTTTACTTGTGTTATCTATCAACTCATGCACAAGAGTTATCGGAATTTCTGGATGAAAATTTATAAACTGTTCTACTAATTCTTGCTCGTCCATAAGCCAGTAAGTATTACCAGAAAATTTAAAAACATCTTTGGCAGCATCTTCACGCTGCTCTCTAGACTTATTAGACTGTCCAGTCTGAATCATCACAAGTATGTCTTGCGTACCATACCAGTCCTTAAAAGGATAATGAGCATCAGTAGCGGCTACCAGAGGAATACCTCTGTTTCCGGCCATGTCTATCAGCTCAATGTTTACTTTGCGCTGACCTGGATCGTCATGCGGATGAATCTCCATGTAAAGATCATCGCCAAAGATGTCTCGCATTGTGTTTAAATATCTAAGAGCTCCATCACTATCCCCTGTAACAATTGACTTAGGAACTATTCCGCTCATGCATGAAGTAGATGCTATAAGACCTTCTGAATAGTCTCTAAGTAATCTCCAATCAATACATGGCTTATAATAAAAATTTTCTGGTTGCCAAGACAGACTCGACAAGCGCATGAGATTCTTAAATCCTTCTAAATTTTTGGCGAGCAATACTAAGTGAAATCTTTTATGATCCTTGTCATGCGTTAAGGCGTCGGTAGTAAAATACATCTCGCATCCAACAATGGGTTTTATTTCATGTTCTTCACAAGCGTTTACATGGTAAAGCACACCGGCTAAAGAACCGTGGTCAGTTAACGCAAGGGCCGACTGACCTAGTTCTGCGGCTCTAGCGGCATAATGTTCTGCTGTACCTACACCGTCTAGTAAAGAGAATTCTCCGTGTCTATGTAAATGAACTAATTTGCTCATGCCTATCTATATGTCTATTCCAAGCGTTAAAAGCTAAAATTCTTGAATTAAATCTTTTCTTTCCTTTGGCTCCACATTCACAGCGCCAACAGAAACCCCCTTCTCCATATTTGGGGGAGAAGGGGGTTCTGCCGAAATTACTTATAAATGGTATATGAAAACTGCCGTCATTTAATTCAATGCCAGCAAGATTATTCATCAATCTGTGTTCTTCTTCTAAATGGAGATTCTCTCGCAGGAGTTACTTCATCTTTCTTTTCAACTCTAACACCCCACGATTCATATGCAGAAGGAACTGTCAATTCAGTAAGATCAAACTTCTCGTCTTCTAGTTCCTTGTCTGCGGCAGACATTGACTGTGGGCCTCCATCTGGGTCGGCAGGAGAAATAAAATACTTAGTGTCGAATTTCTCTCCAACTCGCTTAATTTTGAAATCTCTAGATTTTAGACCTTTCCAGTCAAAATCTTTTTCCTGTAAATCCTGCAAAACTTCAAAAGAAGCATCCCAAACTACTACTGCATCATCAAAACCAACAGTTTCCCATTTGGTTCCAACTTTCTCTTGGATAGGAGCGTCACGCTGAATCATATTAATTTTGCCTCTAAATTTAATATCAACTTCTTGCTCACAACCTGGACAATCCTTGCCTAAATTGCGACGACCTTCATCATCTTGATCAATGCAAGGAACCTGTAACGGGAAACTACGACCAGGAACTTTAACTAAATGTACCCATCCGCAGGCTACGTCTTCACCTTCTTCAAGGAAACGAACAACGGCTGTTTCACCAGCGCCGAGACGAAAATATCTTATATATTCGCCCCCTCCTGCTTCTCTTCTTCTTTCAATATCTTCTTTTGCTGACGCTAATGCGCCGAACCCTCTAGCCATAATTTCTCCTTTGTTTGTTTTATTGGCTATATAAATTGTAGCAAACTAGACTTCTTACTTTGTAAAAGCCATGCTAATTCTGTCGCGTCCATGTCGGCAGGATCTTTATCATGATTAGGAATAACACTGGTTGGTATAGAATTGCGAAGTTTTTTTGCTGCATTGACAGCATCCTCTTCTTCATCAAAAATTAACACAACTTTTTGTCCATATTTTTTGATTAATTCTGCTTGTTCATCAGAAAGAATTTTGCCAGAAATACCTACTGTATTCGTATAACCATATTGATGAAGAGCAATTGCATTTAGTTCTCCCTCGCATACAAATAACTCATCACTTTGAGTAATTTTGCTCAATCCGAAAAGAATCTTTTTCGTTTGATAAGGATTAAAACCATACTCTGGGCCACCCAACACTATATACCTAGGCAATTTATTTACAGCTCGACCTTTGAAACCAACAAGTCCGCCCTCTTCGTTCCTTATAGGAATAGAGATTCTTTCAGAAATCTTATCCCATCCAATTTCAAACTTATCTAAGACTTCCGGGCTGAATCCTCTGTTTAGCATATATTCTATGGGGGCGTCAATAGAATCTCTTGTGTCGCCTGAATATTTAAACCAAGCTATAGCACTCTTCCAGTCTATTTTTCTGCGCGTCGCTTCTATTTCATCAATAACTGGCAATGGACCATCAGTTTTTGTCTCTTCTTTTTCTCTTAATATTCCTTTAACATTATCTAAAATTGTTTTTTGGTCTGGAACCGATGAGCCGATGAATCTTTCTTTAATCCATATGGCTGATTGAAACGGAGATACATTTTCTAATTCTGCTAAAAAACCTACTGCATTGCCATGCATACCACAACTGAAACAATAAAATTTGGTAGTTCCTTGTTCCATAGAGGCAGAAGGATTTGCATCGCCGCGATAATGCTGATCTGAAAAACAGGAATACCAATAATCTTTTCCGTCTTTGCGGACGTTATTCATCCCCAGTTCATTTAGAAAATCTTCTACTTCTATTTTACTTAAATCAAGAGTCAATTAAGCTCTCCAATCATTCGTAGCGATTGTTTCCCATTCAGAACTAACTTCGTAGTTATCATCAAAAACATTTATTGAATAATAAAGCTCTTCTTCCTTATCTACATCATAAGCCCAACCTCCATAATAACCATTGCTAGAATTTCTAAATACAAGATCAATTACACCGAGATCAGTAAAAATTTTATACCCATAAGCAGAATCATATTGTTGTCGAGTTCTATTATCGTCCGGCACTGGCATATCAATTTTTTCAATAGAAATAATTACTCCTGGGGTAGCACTAACAGCCCCAATAATATCTGCCCACCAAGATTCTGAGCAGCAATCTCCTTCGGTAGCGACATATTTATCTTCGCCCCCTCCCAAGGAAAGCCTTAAATCTCTTTGACGATTTTTAGATACAGCAAGACTATGGAGCACCTTGCCCTCTAAATTTTGAAATGGTTCGTCATAATAACCCATTGTCTCCCCTTATTGAAGTTTTTCCAATGTAGTTTCCGCAGTTTTTTTATCTTCAAATAAAAATACAGTAGATTCATCTTCTGTACGAAAAATTTTATATTTAAAAACTCTTCGTCCCGGTCGCCAAATTGGTTTCTTTAATTTTTTTATTTTATACATAAACCCTTTCTTAAAAAAGATAACTGCCCCCACTAGGAAACTTAGCGTTTTCCGGGGCAGCCTCTTTCTCTGACCTATAGGATGAATCCTAGTTTCCGCTTTAGTCTATGGACGCGAGGAGAATCGAACTCCTGTCTTACATATCATAACATTAAATCTTATAGCAGCTTTTGGGGGCACCAAGTGCGGTTTATCCAACTCCACCTTATCGTCTTTCCGATTCGTCAGACCCGATTCGCCGGGGATTCCACTTAGTCTTTCCTAAGAGTCAGGAAGATGCTTCAGATTTTATTCCGACGCCCTCCGCCACGCTTAATTTCTGTTCGATGGTATTAAGCGAAAACCAGTTCTCGCGCAGGAGCTACGGTAACTGCTCCGGCGAAGAAAAGATGTGTTACATCTTTTGCGTTTATTTGTTTTGACATTAGGCTGTCAACCGCTGCAATTTAATATCTGTTTTATATAATCGAAACCTTTACGCGCCCTTACGCCTCCATTAATAGACTTTCATCTTTATCTGATACTACTACTTCAAAATATAGCATGTCCTCTACCTCTTTGTCAAGGAACTGCTTGCGTTTTTGTTGTCTTCTTAACTTTTCGTGATACTTTATGTTCGCGCACACAACACCGCTGCTTGTAACGAAACCATGACCTTTTTTGCCAAGTAACGGCGAACCGCATATGCTACATCTTCTTCTGTAATTTTTTGCCAATTATGCTGTCACCTTTTCTTTATCTACTGTGAATACGGTTGATTTTTCAAATAATTTATCTAAACCGATTGCCACATGCTCTGGAATTTCACATTTTCCATTTAAACAATTGGCTTCGTCTCCATTACGTTCTTTACGTTTAATCTTATCTTCTGGTGTAGATTTTAGCACAGATGCTATATCTTCTAGGAGAACAGGTTCAAATGGTTCATTTTCTCTACTTCCCCACCTGTAGAACGTTGTGCCTTTAAGTGAGGGTAAATACTTGAGCCAAATATCCGATAAATCTTCCATAGGAAAATCATTTGCAAGATTAATTGTTTTAGAGACAGCATTATCAACATGCTTTTGTACAATTTCTTGCATTTTGAAATGAGTATCAACTGAAATGTCTGCTGCTCCTTCACATAAGTCACCAAATTTCTCATAAGCTGGCTCAATTACTAATACTTTCTCAATAACTGTGTCGAGGCTATCGTTAACGGTCTTAATCCTACGGTAGTAAACTGGAGCCATATAGGGTTCAATTCCTGTTGAAACGCCGGATACGATACCAGTTGTACCTGTAGGCGCAACGGTAAGCAAGGCGCAGTTCCGTATACCATATTCTTTTACCTTTCTTCTTATAGCCGGTTTCATTGTTCGCATAAATCCACTATCTACAAATTCTGGCTTGAAGGCGGGAAATGGACCCTTCTCAATAGCTAAATTTATTGAAGTATCATATGCAGCATGTTTAATGTACGAAAACAGTTTATCAACAAATTCTTGTGCCTGTGTTGAGGAATATTTAAGACCGAGTTCAAGCAACATTGTGTGAAGGCCCATAACTCCAAGCCCGATGCGCCGAACTTCTTCACAATTCTCTTTAATTTTGTCGAATGGATAATGATTTACTGTAAGAACATTATCTAAAAATCTTATTGCTATTCTTATCGTTTCTTCCAAAGCTTCAAAATCAAATGATTCATCTTTAACAAAACGAGGAAGAACAAGAGCGCCGAGACAACAGCAACCATAGGGTTCCAGCCAGATTTCTCCACAAGGATTAGTTGATACAAGAGGAGTCCGATAAAATATATTATTGAAGCTGTTAGCCAAAAATCCATTGAGAACACCCGGCTCTCCATTATTCCATGCATTTTTGACGATTGTTTCCCAGAGTTCTCTAGCGCTAATTGTGTCGCCGGTTTTTCTACCTGACCATTCAAGTTCTATTTCACCATTTTCTTCAACTAAGTTAATAAAATCACTAGTATTCATATTTATAATAACACTAATGTTCGTATTTGATAACTGTTTATCAATAAGCTTAGAATTAAGAAATTCCCATATGTCTGGATGAGTAACATTAAGACAAGACATTTTGGCCATTCGTCTACCGCCCCCGGCAACCAATTCGTGACCCACCTCGTTATCCATTCGCATTAATGAGACAGGCCCAGTTGCTTGACCTCCTGTTCCTTTAATTGCTGAACCACGCGGTCTGATTGGGCTGAAATTAATTCCAACTCCACCCCCCGTGCCGGAGATAATAAGTGACTCCTTAAGTAAATCTCCCCAACCTTCTCTAGAATCTCCAACAGGAATGACAAAGCAATTGAGAAGCTGCCCCTTCGGTCTTCCTGCTCCATACCAAATCCTTCCTCCTGGCATAAATCTATTGGATGTAATTTCATCAAAGAAACGCATTTGCCATTTCTTTCTTTTATCGCCTTCTTCTGCCGCCGCAACATGTTCTGCCACCCGTAGGCTAGCGCCAGTCCAATTCTCATTTTCATCTATAGCATATGATCGCCTAAAAACATCTTCCCCTAAATCATCTAAAACAAAGGGGACAGACCCCTTGGCGGTTACTTCCATCGTTACTCCTTATTTAAATTTTTAACAGACCACTAATAATACAGTATCTCACTACCGCATGGGTTTTGATTATTACAATAGTTTTGTTGGTTTTCCATCTGACAACCTAAGAACAACAAATTTACCTCTTCTCCATAGCCAGCGTTCTCTAAGAGTCATTTTTCGTGATGTTCCATCTGGAAATATAAGAGTGTTTTGTGATCTAATAATTGGTTTTACCTGCCCCCTTGTTACTATTGGGTCTAAGAGATATTCCATTCCAATGCCTCCTTTATTAGTATACTTCAATATCACATGAACCACATGTTCTACAGCGTCGTCGCACTCCTTCGCCATGATGACCTGTTCTAAGTTCAAGATTTTCAATACGATTATCGTCCTTAATGCCATTAATATGATGAATAGTTTCATCATCTAGTAATGAACGTCCAAAATATTCTTCCATTATAAGGCGATGTTCTTGTCCAACATAATAACTATTGCTATTGTTATGAACAAATACAACAATGTACCCATCAACAGAACGCAAGTTACAACGAAGACCGGGAGTGCGCTGACGAATAAAACGAACAGGAATCAACTCGTTGCCTTTAAGTTGTTGTTTATAATGCGCAGAACATAGCCCTCGTGCTCTTATCTTTCTACCGCATTCTTTAAAAATACATATATCTTTACTTTTATTCATCGCCCCAAAGAGCTTCCGATATAATTGGGAACTGTTCAATAAATATTTTTTTAATCTCTGCGACAATATCTGAATGTTCTCTTTGTGTACCATGCTCTGGTATTCTCAAGCTTAAATAATGAATCCAAGAACGTATTGTTCCATGCATATAAATTTTAGTTTCTGTTGTTGACGGAAGTAAAAATCTTGCGCTTTCTTTTGCAAAACCTTTATCTAAAGCTTCTTTATAAAACATAAAACACGCATCGGCAATAAATTTTTGTGTTCTTAAAAACCATTCTTGATCTTTCTGAGACATATCGTCCATAGAATTTTGTCTGTTTTTATTATCTTGACGCCGACCAAGATAAACAACATAATTACCAACTTCTGCATATCTCTGACTAAATTCTTGAAATGTAAATGATCTATGTCTTAGAAATTGTGGCGCAAGAGCTCTAGAAGTTGTAATTTCCACAACCATATCTCCCATTTCAAATGGACTCCAATGGCCCTCTCTAATCATATACTTAAGAAGACCAGCAATGTTTGGATTGTCCTGTTGGGGACTAGAAACACGCGCACAATATGCAATGGTTTCTTCTGCGTTAGGAGTAACTGAAATTAACTTGGTATAGCTCAATTTCTGTACCTCTTTTTATTAACTCCGGCACGCAAAACATTTATTCTTCTATTTTTTAATTCTTCTGGATCGTATATTTCTTTAGTAAAGGCATTAACCGCTTCATCTAAATCTTCTCTAGAGATATATACATAATCATTCTGAGTACCATTCTTATATCTATTTTGAAGAGCATCAAACGCCTCTGCCAATGACATAGCTTTTTTGTCTTTACGACCAAAAACTATCCATCCGTCAGACCACGTTTCATAATTATGATAAGGCCGACTGTTATGTAATTCAAAACCGCATCGTCTTAGAATCAATTGTTTAATTCCGTCTTCCATTCCGATACTACTTGATAAACGCAAGTCTAAATCTATTGGATTTAATTGACTCATAGCTTTATTAGGCATTTGTCCATTTTCCTTCTTTGTTAATCTCAATTTTTAAATTTTTCAATTCCATTGCTTTTTCTACCCTTTCTTCGACAGTTTCCATTATTCCCAACATTTCTGCCGATTTTATTCTATGCCATTTTTTCCATTCTTGAGTTTCCAACATTCTTCTAAATGCTTTTTTCTTATTCTGCTCCAATGATCTTTGATCCTGTGATTGACCTATTGCTCCAGATTCAGGGTGCGTTATTCTGCAAGCAGTAGCTACCTTGTCTCGTTTTTGCCCACCAGATTTTCCTGATTTAAATGTTTCTATTTTTAAATCTTTTTTAGTTACTGAAAACAGTAGTTCTTTCGACATTTTCTCTCCTATTCTTCCAAAATCTAGTTTCTTCCCATGCGCCAAACGTCATTGTCTCTGGTTCCCACCAGAGATCAACATTTCCTACTGCCCCGTCTCTATTCTTTAATAATCTCAATTCCATTTTCTTTTCCTCTCTCATTTCATCATCGGAATGAAGTCCAAAAACCAAATCTGCATCTTGAACTGCGCTAATACTGCCAGCAATATTTTCAAGTGTAGCACCTTGCTGAAATGATGCTCTGTTCGCCTGTCCTACTCCAATAATAGGTATTTGTAAAGTTCTAGAAATACTTTTTAATTCCTGAGTCAAATAAGATAATTTCTCCCATTGCTGTGAATAAGAACTTCTTGCGCTCATAAGATTCACATAATCAAGACAAAGAATATCTGGTCGCCATCTGGTCAGTTCGGCAAATACTCTGTCTACTGTACAGCCTCGAACATCATCCATGACAATAATATCATTAGGACGAATTGCAACTTCTTTAGCTTTTTCTTTCCAGGCTTTGATCTCTTCTTCACGGAGAGTATGACCCTTAAGATCATTGTAACGAAATTGCATTAGCATTGTGTCCCATTTTCTAAACAATGCGTTTGCTTCCATTTCTAAAGAAATATACATGGGAGTTTTATTTTGCATCCAAGCATTAAATAAAAGCCATTGTGATAAAGTTGATTTACCAACAGAAGTAGCTCCAAATATAGTTACATATTCATGTGGCTGAATTCCAAATGTAAGATTATCTATAGCAGGAATTCCGGTTCTAATAAATTTTTCTTCGACGGGATTCTCATATTCCCAAATTCTTTTTTCCATGTCTTTAAAAGCATGTAGTTTGGCTGTTGGAAGAACAGTTGCCAAGCGCCTAGATTCTTCCATAAACATTTGGTCAACTTCCTGTTCGCTATCCGGATTAGCCAATTCTTCAGATATCCGAATAACAGCTTCCGCGCCATAACGATACATTACTTGTTTCTTAAACTTATCTTTAAGAAAGGCGACAGATTCTCCGCTAACTTCAAAATTAAAATCAGGAAATTCTGCATAGATAGTATCAAACTCGGGTGCAATCTTATATTGCCTATAATGATCAGTCATAAAGCGCCATATCTTGCGAATGCGTTCATCAGAGAAATGATCCTCTCTAATTCCTTCGGCCATTAAAGTATTTACTTGTCCCGTTCTCGCCACTCTACTAATTAAAACTCGTTCATAATCTGGCATTTATCACCTCTTTCATTAACGTTGATAACCTAGATTAGCATATTTAATCTCTGCCCGCTTATTTAAATATTGTTAAGGTTTCATAAAGTTAATGAAATTTATTTGACAGATTTTTAAATGACGCTATAATGCTTTCAAGGAGAAGTTAAGTATTGGTGTTTTAATCTTTAAACTTCTCCGGGGGTCTTTTTCTATTATAAAATCAGTTGTATTTGATAAAATTAATATATGTCATCAACTGGTTGGACTTTAGAAAGACGTGAGCAGCAAAGAGAAGTTGCTAAGCGTCTTGTAGAAGAAGGTAAATTTGGAGGCAAAGGTAGAGGTCAAGGAAGACCTAGAAAGAAGCGTGCTTCTGAAGTTGTTGCAGAAAAAGTAGCTGATGAAGGTCAAGAAATATTTGATCGCCTTATGGAAATAACTAGAGGCGGAAAGAATAATGATTCCATCGCCGCTGCAAGAACTCTTCTTGATACAGAAGAAAAAGAAAGAAAACTTCAATTAGAAGAAGAACAAAATATCGAAGACATGCGTGGAAATGATTTAGCAGAATTAATTTATAGTCAACTTTTAGAATTGAGTAGTGATGGAACAATCAACCTTCCATTTTTCGAAGGAGAGTTTATCCCAATTGAAGAAGGAAGATCAGATAGCTTTAGCGAAGAATCTGAAACTTCTAATTGAGAAAAATAAAACTCTTGGTCCTCAAACTGATGAAGAATTACATAAATGGATTCTAGATAATTTAGGTCTTAATATACCGAAAGTTGCAGTCTGCGATGATCACCAGACACCTTTCGATTTTGTCGCAGATATATATTTTGAACGTGTAGATTCCGCCATTGCCATAGCTAGTAGAGATGGTGGAAAAACTATGGCCTCGGCTCTTATTCATCTTTTGAATTCTCTTTTTAAACCAGGCTGTGAATCAATTACTGTAGGTGCAATTTGGGCACAATCCAATAGAGCTTATGATAATTTGAAAAAATTAGTAAATAAGCACGGAAATGTTCCTAGTATTGATAAACATCCAAAAATAATTAGAACTACTCAAGAAAAAACTATTTTTGATAATGGATCAACTGTAGAAATTCTCCCTGGAACAATTGCAGCAGTTAATGGTCCACACGGACAAAAACTTCATAGGGATGAAGCGGAACTTATGGATACCGAGGTTAACAAAGAGGCCAATAACATTTCGTCTTCAAAAATAATTATTGATGAGAATGGAAATGAAAGAAGAATTAAAGCTCAGGATTGGATTACTTCAACAAGAAAATGGGCTCATGGACCGATGCAACAATATGTTGAAGAAATTCAAAAAGCAATTCAAAATGGGTTTAAACCAACACATAGATTGTATACATGGTGCGTTTTTGAAGTAGCTCAAAAAGTTGACAATTGTAGAGTTGCTTATCCAAATCTTCCAGAAGAAGGAAAGTGTGAATGTCAGAAAGTTGTCAAAGGGGAATGGGATGACGAAACTCCTAGAAGATTTAGCGAGGTATGTCGCGGACGACTTGCAAGATCAGAAGGGTATACGACACTAGATGATATCCATAAAAAATTCTTAGAGAATGATAGAGACACATGGGAAGCGCAGAAAGAATGTTCTAAGCCAGAAGTTGGTGGACTTATATTTCCAATGTTCACAAGACAACGTTACGGAATTAAATTTTATGATCCAGATCCAATCTACGGCGATATCTATATGTCAGTAGATTACGGCGGAACAAATCCACACGCTGTTAATTGGTATCAAGTTCTTGATCACGATCTTGATGTTTACGGGCATGATCAAGATGGCAAAGAAGAACCGATTAAAAGACTTAAGACAGGAACAGTTGTATGTTTTGATGAAATATATAGAGCGGAAATTGGAAATGTAGAATTAGCTGAACTCGTTATTAAGAAAGAAGCAATCTGGAAACAAAAATATCCTAAATTTAAGATTAAAAGAAGATTTGCCGATGTTGCTGCCAAGGCTGCTAGAAAAGATTGGGAAAAACACAAGCCGCCTCTTTACACAGTTTATTATGTGACAAGGGAAGTAGAAGAGCATATTAAAACTTGTAAAGATTTGCTAAATGTTGACTTATTTGTTGTCGCTACAGACAAGTGTGAAAATTTTTGCAACGAAATTGAAAGTTGGCCTTGGCAAAAGAAAAAACCAAATACTGTTGACGAACCAGTAAAGCCAGTAGATGATTTTAACCATTGCATGTCAAATTTTAGGTATGCTATGGAAAATATAAAATACATAGAAAGAAGAACTCCAAGCAATAGTAAGCCAAAATTTGGTAGAAAAAAGCATATAATGAAGAATGTAGCTAAATCTAGTGCTCCGCGCTACTTGCCCAGAGGTTAAGGATATATGTCAGAATTTGAAAATTTAGGTGGCATGGTTAGTCTTGTTGACTCATTAAGAAATGGTCGTACAGTGACAGAGACTAAGAAATATGCAGCCAGGTTAGCCCAGGATAGAAAATTCGCTACCACAATGGGACAAACTGGTTCATGGGTTAATTGGGGCGAGTGGGCTGATATTCTTGGTCAGCCATTTAATGTAACAAGAATTCCTCTTTCTAAGCTTGAACAAATGAGACGTGATCCAATTATTGCGTTCGGGTTAATGTTTGTTAAGGTTCCGTTAATTAGAGCCAACTGGCACATAGATTCAGTTGATCCTCAAAGAGCAGCATTTATTGAAAATGCTTTGAGAATGATTTACGGAAGATTTGTTTTAGCTTATTTAAACTGTTTAGATTATGGTTATAGTCCTATTGTTAAAAGATTTGAATACGCTAATCCAGATTGGACATATTTAGATCCTATTACAAATGAAGAAAAGCAAGTATGGCCGGAAGGAATCAATGCCCTTATTTGGAAGCCATTCATAGCATTGAATCCGCGTAAGTCTAGACCTAAATTTAACTCTAAAGGTGAATTCGCAGGAATAGATCATGCCCCGGGAACAGATTTTAATTTTGGTGTTTTCGCTGGAAATTCAGGTCGTCCGGCAGATGTTCCTTTGGATTGGGCACTTTGGGCAACAAATGAAAAAGATTCAGAATTCGGTTCTCTATACGGTTATCCCAGAACTGGATATGCATATCGTTACTGGTGGTCATATTGGTACAAGTTCGGACTTTCGGATAGAGCATTTGAAAAATGGGGTGACCCTCCATTTGTTGTATTCCACCCTGCTGATGAAGGTGTAGAAGATTCAGATGGTAACCCTATTGATTTCGGGGATGAAGCTCTTGCCGTAGCCGAGCAGTTGCGTTCAGGTGCAAACGTAGCCATGCCTTCGTCTGTTATCAGAGGCTATGCCGAAGATAGACCAACAAATGTAAGAGAATGGGATTTCAAACAAGTTGAATCTACAGCTAATTTTGCTGCGCTCAATGAATCATTTGAATATCTTGACGTTCAAAAATTGCGATCAATTATGGTTCCGGAACAGGGATTAATAGAAGGAAAAGGCGGAAGTAGCTCTAGAAATGTTGCCGCAGAATTTGGGGATTTATTAAAAGAATCTCAGGCAGTTGTAATGGAAGAAATAGACGATCATATTAATAGATTTATGATTCCACAACTTCTTGAAGCTAATTTTGGCCCTGGTGGAGCTAGTTGTAAAAAAGTAACAACTGGTTTTGATCCTCAAGACCTTGAAACAATGCGCTCAATCGTTACTGGCGTGGCCAATACCAAAGGAGAAATCGCTGAAGTAGACATGCAGAGACTTCTTGATAATCTTGGTATTCCTTTGCTTACTCATGCTGCTATTGAACGTAAACTTCAAAAAATCGCTGACAGAGAAGACGAAGAGTGGGCTATGAAAGTTAAAACAGCGGCATTGAAAGGACATAAAATTGAAGTTCCTGCTGGAAGCGAAGCGGCAAAATTAGCAGATTTTAATTTCTCAGAGGATGAGAGAAGTTTACTTGGAAAACTTTTTGATAGAATTGCAGGAAGAAATATAAATACGACAGAGGAAGAAGTTGACTAATAAACTTGCGGCTTGCTTGATTCTTGGGGATGCCTACCGCGAAGAAGAATTAGAGGAGTTATTTAAATCTCTTGAACCACATGTTCAAGGGATTTTTGTTGCGTTCAATGGCTCAAAATATGATGCAGGAGCACCATACGCTCTATTGCAAAATTTTGTAAATATTCCTGTTATAACAAAAACTTTTAAATGGGAAGATAATTTCGGCTTAGCTCGTCAGCAGTCCTTTGACATGGTTCCAAAGGATGAATATGATTGGATGGTGTGGATTGACAGCGATGATGTTTTCCATGCGCCAAATGGTCTTGAAGGAATGTTTGAATCTCTTGATGAATATACAAAAGGCATATTCATTAAATATAACTATGCGGTTGAGCCAGATACAGGTTTAGTTGTAGTTGAACAATGGCGCGAAAGAATTTTATCTACAGATATTGATTGGGGATGGAGATATCCTTTACATGAAGTGTGTGCTGCTCCGCCTGGGGTTCAATTCGCCCGCAGAGATGATTGCTGGATTGAACATCTAAGAAAAAGTGGAGAAGACAGAGGAGCCAGAGACAGAAACAGAAGAATTCTTTCCAAATGGATAAAAGAGGAACCCGAACAACCAAGAGCAATGTTTTATTTTGCTGGCGAAACCATGGCTGAAGCAGACTCTATGGAACCAGGAGCGGATAGAAATCAAATAATTGATGCCGCTATACACGCTTTTGAAAAATATAAAGAAATGGTTCCAGAAATAACTGATGATTATTATCTAGCTAATACACGCATTTCTGATCTTTATAGAATGAAAGGTGATCACCCCAGGGCGATTGAGTCTGATTTAACTTCTATCGCAATTTATCCCGATTGGCCCGATGGATATATTGGCGCGGCCAAATCATGCATGGAGATAAATGATTTTAGGCGTATGAAGGCTTTTTCTGATATTGCCACAAGAATAGTTAAGCCAAATACAGTGGCTTCTATCGAACCGATGATGACAGGATTTTATCCTTATTTTCTTAGGGCTCTAGCTTGTGAACATCTAGGGGAATTTGATCAAGCAATTAAAGATTATAAAAAAGCTAAAACATTTTGGAATCCACCAAGCGGCTTAATAGAAGATAAAATTAAACTTATAAGAAAAAAGAAATTTGGAAATGCACCAGAAGAAATTAATAATCAACGTAAAAAATTAAGAGGGACGAATAAAGACAAAAGTATTTGTTTTTATACTTCACCTATCCCAGAATTGTGGCATCCAAAAACAATTGAAGAGGAAGGTTCGGGTGGAGCAGAAATATGTGTTATGGAAATCGCCAAAAGATTTGCAGCGGATGGCTGGAGAACAGTTGTTTTTGGTACACCAGGGGAACATGCTGGAGTTTATGATGGAGTGGAATATTGGAAATCAGAAAATTATTTGCCATCCGAACCATTTAAAATTTTTGTTTCATCTAGAGCTCCTGCTCCATTTGAAGTAGATATTAACGCTGAACAAAAATATTTTTGGGCGCATGATGTTAATATTGGGGAAACATTTTTTCCTATAAAAGATAAGCCAGATAAAATAATAGGTTTAACTAATTGGCACATCAATCACATGTCAAAACTTTATGATATCGATATAGATAGATTTATAATTATTCCAAATGGAATAAATTTAGATAGATTTCCGATAGATAGATCAAATGATGGTTCAGCCGAACCTAAATTTATATGGTCATCTTCTCCAGATAGAGGTTTAGATGTTCTTTTGGGGTTGTGGCCCACTATTAAAAATAGATATCCTGATGCCGAACTACATGTTTATTATGGTTGGAATTTAATAGATAAAATTATTAATAATTTAAGAAATAGAGGAGCAACAGGTAGTTATCTTGAATATATTAAAAGCCAAATTGTTGGGAAGATGCATGAATTAGGAAATGAGGAAGGCGGTATTTTTAATCACGGAAGAGTTAATCAAAAAGAATTAGCAAAAGCTATGTATAAATCAAATTTTTGGGCATACCCAACTTCATTTTGTGAAACTTTCGCAATTACAGCTATTGAAAATCAAGCGGCAGGGGTTATTCCAATCACTTCGAAATTAGCGGCGCTAAACGAAACAATAGACAATAAAGATTTATTAATTGAAGGTTGGCCAAATAATCTTGATTATCAAAATAGATGGCTTAATCTTTTATTTGGTTTGTTAGAAACAGATAAAAAAGTTATAATGAGACTAAGAGAAAATAATCGTAATTTCGCTTTACAATTCACATGGGATAATGCTTACTCCAGTTGGAATAATTTAATAAAAGATACAGAATGATTTTAATAGCCTCACAAATTATATTGTTGTTGCTTTCACTATATGCATTGTCTTGTATTATTTCGTTTACCTTGGGTCTTTATTTGGGATATTGGATTCGTCAACATGAATAAAGAAAGTTTAACTACAATACTTGCTTTATTAATCGCCGTTGTTTGGTCTCTTGTTGCTATTTCAAGCGTTATAACAAAAGAATATAACTCGCTTGGTATAATTACACCAGTTATGTTAATTGTTGCTGGATTTCTTTTTGGATACAAAAAAAATGGAAACAACAAATAATGAAAAAAATATTAATACCCTGGAAATTAGTTTCTGAAGAAACAAAATTGAAGATAGTTAAATGGGCCTATTTGATAATTGTTATTGCTGCAACTATTACTTTAGCTTTCATTATTAATGAAAATCAAAAATTAGTTTCAGATATTCAAAATAACAGAAAACAGACAACATATATTCTTTGTTTAGAACAAAATATAAGGCATGATGAATTAATTAAATTTTTAAAAAATGAAAATACTTTAACGCCCGCAATAGAAGAATTTGTTAATATTTTGTCTCCCAACAGAAATTGTGATACCGTTGTAATTAATTTATTTGATTCATAACCAACGAATGATTAGTTTTTCATTTAGTTCAATAAAATTTAATATATAATTATCCAAGGAGGTGAATAATGAATCTTAAAAATCTATTGTCATCAGCAGGTCGTGCTTTTATTGCAGCTTTTGCTGTTTCTGCGTTAACTCTTTCTACGGGTATTCTTGCTGCTCCAAATCTCAATGAAGCATTCGCTTTAGGAGTAGCAGCTTTGTTTGCCTCTGTCGCAGCAGGCATAAAGGTACTTCAAGAATTTGTGCCACAGTTGCGATTTGGAAATTATGTTGCACAACCTTTTGGAGCCTATCTTGATGCCTTTCTGCAAGCTGCATTAGGAACTTTCTTAGTTCTACTTGTAGGTATTCTCAACGCTCCAGATTTAGCGACTGCTAAAGCTCTCGCTACGGCAGCATTTATTGGTGCATTAATGGCTGGATTCCGAGCACTTCAAGGCTTGGTAACACCGGGAGAATTACCTAGTCCTTAAAATGGCAATTAAAAAATCAAAAACAGAAACTCTTGAGGAAAAACGAGAAAAAGAAGACATGCAAAAATTTATTGATAATAGAAAAATACGTTTCAAGGAGTTATTGGGCGAAGATTGTGAATATATTGATGCATTAGTAATTAATACTCTAATATCTCCTTGGGACGTGCAGTATTTATTAGAAAAAGGTTGTCCTTGCGAGTTAGTGCCGAAGATATTACTTTAGAAAGGATGATGCCTTGTGTGGCCACAAATTAGTGACCCAATACCAAATGTAATATATGGCAGGGAGGGCGGGATGAATATCTAGGCATTTGCCTAGAGAGCGGTTGAGCGTCAGGTACGTCCCCACCTGTTTAAGCTCCCGCCAAATGACCGGAGTTAAGCGCCGCACTTGCTCCGGTCATCTAAATATGCTAACATTATAATTATGAGAGATTTAAACGGTAGCATAATTACATATACAGGTCGATTATTTTGGCCTCTAAATCCACAACTTGAAGATATTAACGTATTAGATATTTGTCATTCTTTAAGTCAACAAGGAAGATTTACGGGGCATACAACTGAATATTATTCGGTGGCTCAACACAGTTGTTTAGTTCATGATATATTGCCGGGTAATTTAAAACTTGCAGGGTTGCTTCATGATGGCTCTGAGGCTTTCTTAATCGACCTAGCTCGTCCAGTTAAAGAACAAGTAGAAATGAATTTTTTCAGAGAAGCAGAAGATAAATTAATGTATTATATTGCTATTAAATTTGGTTTTTCTTATCCACTTGATAAACAAGTTAAAATTGCAGATAGAATACTTTTGAATACAGAATATAGAGATTTGATGACAAAAAATAAATTAAGAGAATCTGATTTCAACAGTGATAAGCCCTTAGAAGAAAGAATTATACCCTGGTCGCCGCCGGAGGCAAAATATGGCATGATTCATCGTTTGGAAAAATTGGGAATAGAAGTAAGAAGATAAGGAGAACAATGAATACTGAATATGACAGAGATTACGACGATGAAAATGATTATTATAGTTATGAAGAAGATGAAGATTTTTATATAGACCCATCATATGACGACGAAGAAGAGAATGATACATGGAATTGGGATGATTCGGACGAAGAAGATTATGAAGACTTTGGCGGCTCTTTGGTTCCCAATGGTGTTCGTCCCAATGGACCTCTTCTTAGTTCATCAGTCAAAATAGAAAAAGAATTAGTTTTGATTTAAATGAGTGTTTGGGAAACAAGTGAATTAAATAGCTGGCAGAAACCAGCAGTTGAACAAATAATTGAAGACTGTACTTTTCCTTGGTCTCTTCTTGTTCCAGAAATTAATTTAACTAGAGGGGTTCCATACGTTCCTGTTAAATCTAGTGATTTAAGCCGATTTAGACAAATGTTCGAAGAAGGTGTATATCATGTACATGAAACTGCTGTTGGAGAAAATGAAAATTTTGAAGGTCATATAATTTCTATCGGCAGAAATCAAGTTTTAGGATTATTTTGGTCAGACGGAAGAATAGAAATTGAGCAATCTATCACGGATGTTCAATTAATAAAAGAGATTTTCTTAGCAGAAGCCGCTCATTCCGTAGATTATTTTCTTCCATTAAGTGAAAATCAAAAATGGTTGTTAGCCGGATTATTTCACCCAGATGGAATAGATGATCATACATGGTGGGAAATTAAAGACTATGGGGCAGAATATTATTCTCTAATTGGAGAATCGTTTATGGCCTTATTTACACTTGCTTATTCAAATATAATACCTTGGCAAGAATCTTTTGTACACAAGGCAACATCAAAAATGGTTCCAGAAGTTTATAAAATTCTTCTAGTTGAACCAGAAGTAGAGGAACCTATTCCCGAGCCTGTTCCGAATTCATCAGATTCGTGGCTTTTAGAATTATTGGAGAAACTGCTTGAATGGCTAAAAAATCTATTGAAGTTTTAGTTTTCTGCCCGACAAATAGATATGGTTCACTTGATATGTTGTTCTCTTCTTTGAAGAGACAGAATTATCCTTACGTTTTGTGTATGGCTGATGAATTAATGAATCAACGCATCTATGTTTATGAAGAGCACGATATGCTTAACAATACTATTTTTGTCGAATGCGTTAAGCAACCAGGAAATGCGCGAGCTCTAGCGCAAGCCTATAATAATGCCGCAGATTTAGCAGCTTCTATGGAATTTGATTTAATGATTAGTATGCAAGATTATTTATGGATTCCAGACAACGGTATAGAACTATTTGTAGAAGATTACGTAAACTATCCAAACTGTCTAATAACAGGTCTTGTGTCGCTCTCAGCGGCCCCCTCTGACCAAGATATAACAAATCCATATGGGATGTTCAGTATTTTTGCTGAACCGCTTTCGACACGGCCCGAAGGTATAAGTTGGCATGATGTTAGAGAAACAAATTTGTATCCAGGAGACAAACAAATTGTGGCCTGCGCTCCTGAACATTGGGAAGCGAATTGGGCGGCAATTCCTGTACAATTATTAAAAGATGGAATAAGATGGGATTTGAGCTATGATGAAGGAATTGCTTATGAAAATATTGATTTTGCTAAAAAATGCGAATTGGAGTACGAAACTCCATGCATACTTGATAAAAGGAATCACGCCGTGGGAATCCCGCATAGAGAAATTTGGCCAGAAGAAAAAGAACAATTAAAAAGATATAATAATCGGTGGATTCATGAAGAAAAATGGGGAAAACTTCGATGAGAATTGGGATCGTTACAGTTTGTTTCAATGAGCCTGACTTTATCGGTCCCTGTATTAAACAATTTGATGGATTTAATTTTCCTCACTTAATTCTAGTATCTTCTAAACCCTGGCGCGGAAATTATGAGATGGATGATACTTGGGCTAGAGCAAAAATGTTTCTCGATAATGGTCAAGTAATAATTGACGATTGGTCAGATCAGGCCACCCAATTTAATTTTGGTTTACATTTATTAAATGAAGAAATGGTTGATTGGGCGCTAATTGTAGATGCAGATGAATTTTATACAGCAGAAGATATAGGTCGTCTTGTAGGGCAAATTAGAACCACAGAAAGAGATGCGATTACTGCTACAAACATGAGTGTATATTGGAAATCACCCGAAAATTTAATTATTCCCGAACAATATGATTATCCAGTAATTGCTATAAAAACTAATAAAAGGTTTAAAGATAAAAGACAGGTTGAAAATAGTTGCACTACTGCTGGCTCGCAGAACGTAACTCTTCATCATATGTCATATGTAAGAACAGACGAACAGATGAAGAAAAAAATAAAGACATTTGAACATTCACATGAATTTGACACTGATTTTTGGTACGAAAATAAATGGGAATGGTGGATGCCTGGACAACATTATTTACATCCAACTGTGCCTTCAAAATTTGAATCAACTGTAGAAAATCCAGCGCCAGAAGAAATAAGAAATTTAATTAAATGGAATTCTTAAAAGTTGTTTGTCTTGATTAAAGCATCTATAACACCAGAAGAAAGCATTTTACAAAATTTAGATACGTGGTGCTATGAAGTGGGAACTAGATTTGAGTATATGAATATTGAAGCTGCCCTGGATTGTATTAACTATATTGATGATTTAGGACTCGATTATCAAATTGCTGATTTAGGTTGCGGAGACGGAGCAGCAACAAAAGTTTTTCATGAAAATAAATTTTTAACTCTTGCTATTGATATTAATGAATATAAATTAGAAAAAGTTCCAGGAACAAAGATATGTATAGACTTATTGGAGTTTTTAGAATCTACTAAAAAGTTAAATAATATTTTTTCTCATCATGCTTTTGAACATATAATTGATATTGAAAGAGCAATAAACATTATTGGAGAAAAGATGAATGTTGGATGTTTATATTATGTGATAGTTCCAGCAGGAGACTATTTACATTCAGTACATCATGTTGTATTTGAGTCACCAAAGGAATTATTGCCCAAAGGATTTAAGCCACTTAAATTAGAAAAACAATATAGAGACGAAATGGAATTTATATGTGTTGCACAGAAATTAGGAAAAGAATAACATGCCTTATACCTGGGAAGAAATTGAAGCAGACAGAGAAGATATCGCAGAGCGCTTTAAATGGTTATTTTTTTATGATGTAAATACAATTGACCCTAATACTTGGATGGGCCGAAGAATTCAAAAAAATCCTCTTGATTTGTTTATTTACTCTGAAATAGCGCATGAAGTTAGGCCAACTGTTATTATTGAAACTGGCTCTTTTTATGGAGGGAGTGCAGTTTGGTGGGCAGATATGTTGAGTTTAATACATGGAGATAAATCGGGAAAAGTTATTTCTATTGATGTAACTCCTCAAGAACCAACAGACAGAAATGTAACATTCATTAATGGCAGTAGTCTTGACCCAAATATTGTTAATATAGTCAATTCATATATTGCGCCCAACGATATAGTTCTTGTTAATCTAGATTCATTGCATGACATGAATCATGTTTATCGCGAGATGGATATATATAATAATTTTGTCACGCTCGGTTCTTATATGATTGTAGAAGATGGAATTATAAATGGACATCCCACACACACAGAATATGGTCCTGGACCTTATGAAGCTTGTGAATTATTTTTATCTGAACATCCAGAATTTGAAGTTGATTATTCCAGAGAAAGATTAATAGTCACAGCCAATCCAACGGGGTTTTTAAAAAGAAATGAAAATTAGTTTAGTTATTCCACATTTTCCTTCCATAGCTACAGATATTGTTCTACATAATTCTCTTGAATCTTTTAAAGGACATTATGATGAATTAATTATTATATCGAACGAAGGAATGGGATATGGCCCAGCAGTAAATATGGGCCTAAAATATACAACTGGAGACTATATCATTGTTTCTAACAATGATATAGAATTAAAGAGTGGTTCTTTTAAAACATTACCTTGGGACAAAGGATTTTCTGTGCCAACGATAGAGCCAGAACCTAGAGATTATCTGCCTAGGTCTATATTTTGTATGCCTCGTTGGGTTTATGATTTGATTATGAATTGTGATGGATTCTTTTATGACCCTATATTTGAATGTGGTTTTTGGGAGGACGACGACCTTCATAAAAGAACAACAAATATCCCAATTATAAGAGAAGGATCAATCACGGTTAATCATTTAAATGGCGGCGGAATGACTATGAAACAGATGGGAGAACAACGTTGGATGGATATCAATCGAAAAGTCTTCCTTAAGAAATGGGGCTAGAATATTTATTCTTCGCCATATCCATGTCTTTTTCTATTTTTCTGGCGTTAAATTCAAGAACACGGCCATAAGCTAAAATTGCGCCATAAAGAATATCTCTGTCAGATTTACTTGTACTAATTGAGCAAGCCCACAATTCTATATATGCGCGGTATTTATCCCTTATAAATTCTTCAGATTTCATTTAGCACAAACTATGAGCAGTCCAAGGATTCCAATAGGTTCCACCACGAGATATAAACCAGGCTACTCTTGTATTATATTTCGGATGATAAATCCATTTAAAATTAATTTTCATAGATTTATCACCAAGTCTTACTATTTCTCCATCCCAAACACTCTTTTTAATTTGGAATAGACCATGATCTCCCCAAGGAGAAACAGCGTGCGGCCTCCAATGAGATTCATTCCAAGAAATACATCTGGCCTTGTCTGAATGTTTTTTAAATATTGAATTAATTGTTTGTCTTATTGTTGGTTTTTCTTTTGCCGCAATTGGTTTTGCAATTATTAATACAGAAAATATGATAACTGATAAAGTTATTAATTTTTTAATGAGATTACTCCTTATTAGATTTAATGGTTGCCAAACCTTTTCCTGGCCGAAGGTCTGATTCTATCATCCAAATCTTCAACCCTTCCACTTGTTCTCTTGTCCAATAACGCCAATTTCTTTCATCACGCTGAGGTAATAGATGATTTGGAACAATTCCTTTATATATCCATATACGAATAGAATGGCTTACGCGATTTAATTCTTCAGCAACTTCTCCAATATACATTCTTTCATTCATAATTATATTATAGCATAGTTAAGCGTCACCTAATTGAAAACTTCTAAATTTAACTCTTGTTAAATCTACTGCACCTCCTGGAGCAAATACAGCAACAAAATAGCCTGAAAAACCGAATGCACCCTGATCTTCCCAAAAAGCGACAAGAGTATCTTGAATGGTCAGGACCGACTCGCCGTGATCTGACCATTGGTAGCCAGAAATATCAGGTGTGTATACATCAGTAGGGAAACGTTGACCGAGAAGATCCCATGTATTCCCTTCCGAATTAATCTGGGCAACATACACGCAGTCAACGCCTGAACCAAAGTAGCCTAGGCGTGATGAAAAAATGGGGCGACCGTTAAATGCTTGAAGACGACAGCCTTGTGTCCAGCCTCCTCCCCACGGGATAAATGTGTTCCCGTCAAAGTCGTTGGTTGCGTGTGGGAATCGGTTAGGATAATTTTGTCCGTATGTAACACCTTCGATGATAAGTTGCTCATGATGCCAATCTCCGATTCCGTCACATTCTGCATACCACCATGATCCAAGATCGCCAAGATCCCCGCTTCCACTAATCTGACCCACCCCGTTCCACCAGAAGCTATGAATAATAGCGGGCGTTTCACTAGGTCCATCGTGATGGCAGAAGACAATGTCTTGGGGAACGAAGATATCCTGAGTTGCGGATCCATAATTGCCTTGTGGGTCACCAGGAGATCCGACCGTGAATATAGAAGGGTTAGTTGTACCAACTGGATCTGGAGCTGGAGACGGATGCGGAAGCTGCATGTCTTCCCAATTAGATCCTGCCCAACGCCAAAGAAAAAAATATGACTCATTCGGTGGTATCTCATCTGGATCAATCTCTTCAAATAGAACATATGGAATTCCTAATGGAGACGCTCTTACCCGCATTCGGTAGTCAAAATCTCCGACTCGCGTTGGTGCTGTTGCACTTGGATACGCAGTTTGTCCAGAACCTAACTCGGTGAGCGTATCAGCGGATGTATCGTACTTCTTGCATCTCCACCACCATCCGCCTGCACCAAAGTCATCAGATACTCTATTTTCACCCCAAATAATCCAAACGTCTTCTCCGTCAGTGTCCATGTTGGGAGAGTTGAAGATGTGGGTAGTAGATGGAGCGCCGTTGCCTGTCACATTGTCTTCGATCAAGCTCCACGTCTGACTACCAGCGTCCCATTTTTTCAACACTAGCCACCAGTCGCCGCCTGTACCAGTTCCAGACTGTTCGACCCAGAGAATGTAAATATCACCATTGTCAATGACGACAATGTCTTTCATGAGGATATCGTTATTTATTCCTCCACGATCCAATGCATGGTCTGTAAATGGCCATCCGGTGTCTCCCAATGGTATATCTCCGTTCACAGACTCCATTCTTCCATCAACAAGTTGATATTCCCACACGTTCAGAACTAATTCCTCACCTGTGGGATCGTCCATAATAAGCACATCATCGAAAATATACAATTTATCACCATGCGTACAGCCCATGAGGTTAGAGAAATCGTTGAACTCCCACTTCTCTTGGTTGAACTTTGACATCTTCCAACTCGGAACTGGGTCGTACCCGGACACTGGACAAAATCTAACTTTCTGTACTTCTAGCCATCGGTCAGGCGGATTAGTTGGAATAGACGGCTCCCAGGAGAGTTCGTTACCGATCTCGAACGATACGATGTCACCCCCTTTGAGCTCAACATAACGTGGCGCACCGTCATCTTCGATAGCTCTGCCAGGCGAGATGACGAAACCAAATCCGCCGGTCGTGAGTAACATATACTCCGATGTCATCGCCACCCATTTCTGAGTATTGTTCGTATTCCAATAGACAGGAAGACCTACTCTGACAGGCACTCCATTGACACGCATGACCACGACAGAACTAGAATTAGTCTTTGCGGATCCAGAGTTGAAACGAGCGAGAATATTTACTTCGTACTTTCCCGACAACCCTGGCTCTATCTCGAATGTCTTAGTATAATCTAGCGTACCCTTGCGTTCCTCCTTGTTTGGATCAAGAGTCTTATACTGTGTGTCTTTGACCCAATCAGTATCAACGATGCTCGTCGTTGCGCTTCCATTGTTGATTCCATCTGCTGCATTGAAGGTCGTCCAATCGCGAAGCGTCACTCTCATTGTGAATAATCCTTCTGTGGGGTCATTTGGCTGAGAATTGTTCGATACTCGAACATAATAGATGTCACCGGCCGATGCCGTCCACTCTCTGAGCCAAGGTTCCCATCCACCTGTTTCGTCATATGATGGATGATTCGAGTACGGACCTGTATCACTGATACTTCCGACATAGCTCGCAGTTAGAATATCGTCCAAATCATTAACTGGATCGGAAATAGGTCCATAGATATCTAAGAAATGTCTGTACTCCGCTTCAATACCATAGCCAGATGGATTCAAAATCGAAAGAGAAACGTACCCATCATCAGGTACTTCAATTCTATACCATACAGACGGAGAATTGTCTTCAGATTGGCTGGTT